TTCACTGTTTTTTTGCTGAACCTTAGCCATTTCTGTCTGCATCTTTAATTGTTCAGGAGATGGCTGAGGAGGCTGTGATTTCTTCTGCTCAAGCCATTTCTCAGCTTTCTCTTTAACGATATCGCTACCATGAAACTCCATGTTATCCAATATCTGTGGAAACCCATCCGTAGCAAAGAACTCAGCGGCTGTTGGGGATGCCTGCATCATGGCAAATATTTGTTGTAGTGCTTTGTTTTTAGCAATGGCATAGTTAACACCAGCTGTGACCTCAACCTGTAATGTTTTCTCACCAAAATCCAGTGATGGCTGACCATTTCCATTTACATTTACATAGTCTCTATCACCTTCATTGGAAACGATTGGTAAAATATCATTACCTTTTAAACGCTTGCTCATCAAGTCAACCATGATGTTGGCAGCTTGAGTTTCACCTTGTAGATAGGCAACAAGATAAGGGAATGCTGTAGCATTACTTTGTGTAGCAGATTCAATAACAGATACGCCACTTAATTGATTGTCATTAATCCCTAATGAAGAATCAAATGAACCTAATATCATTTGTGATGATTGATCTGCTGCTGTGAATGTTCCCATTATCTCAACAGGAGCAGGCATATTTTGAACTTCACGGATAGGATCAGGAATTGGTTTATCAGGATTGTTTTCACTAAACGCATTCACCACAACTGTATTAGCATGCTGTGTATCATTAAGTGCATCCAGATATTCTTCTTCTTGTGGGAGAGCTTCTTTCTTAACAATAAATTTGTGCTGAACCATGTTTTCAAGATAGTTACCCAGGCATTGGCCAGCAAAATTCTTTAGATCTTGAATGCCTTTCATGTCGAAAATATAAGGCTTACAAAACTCATAGCTAGAATTATTTTCACCATCTTGTAATATTAGGGAACGTCCAGCAAATACATACGGGAGATAAGATAAATCAGTTTCTTTATATTCAATGATCTTATTTTCAACAAACACATAACGACAAATAACAGGAATATCGCTCATCCTAGATTTACCGACCGGCATAGGAATTTGTTCAAAGAAATTATTATTCTGCCAATAATCTTCTAATTTTTCATAATTTTTAGCGGTAATGGTTTGACCAGTAGAAAGCTTGAATATCTTAGTCTTCTTAAATTTCTTTTCGTAATATTCACACAATAAAGATATTTTTACTGACTCATTATTTTGAAAAGACCAATTGAAACCATCCTGACTACCACGATTGAAACTAATGTCTCTTACATCAATTCCCATGTCCTTCAAGTCTTCTTCCGTTTTAGGAAAGTTCTCAAAAGCAAACCTACCATCTCCCTTATGAGGGAGTCTGGCCATTGGGTCAAATCCACAAAGCGTAGGATCAAATACTCGCTTCTTCTTGATGACCTGATTCATGGACATTTCATTTTCGTAATCGGCATAAACTTTATAAACCGTAAATGCGCCACTCAAAATATCTTCATAAACCTGTACAGCAAAACCGTCTTTATTTGCTTCATAATTAATGTGGCGAATATGCCCTTCTACAAGCTCAATTATTTGAGCAGGAATAGGAACACCAAATGCACGCCTAACCTCGATGGACGGTTCATGCTTAGCAAATTCACCAATTAAACGAGACAAATAGGGAGCTGTTATATTGAACTCAATAATAGGCTTGCCCTGATCACGCAATGCAGCCTTCATATTTTCATCTAACGCAGATTTAAACGCATAGCGTCTGAAATAATGATAACGCTCGCAATTTTTTCGAAAATAAAGATGGGAATTAACTACATTTTTTTTCAAACGCTCAAGCTGAGAAGCCGCACTCTCAGTAATCCTTGCCATAACTTGTCATCCTTGACAATTTTCGCCGGTTATAATTGCTCATTAGTTTAGCAGCAACTTCCTTCTCTTTTAAAGTATTATCTATTAGAGCTGTTGCTGGATAAGCAAATGTTAATGCTAAAGCATCAGCCTCATCCGGAGACCTGATGCCGCGTTTTTTAATTAAATCTTTTGGTTCTAGTACTAATCTATCGACCGAATCTGGTTTATATTTTGGCGCACATAAATCCGCATGTAGTGAATCAGAATCAGGAATTTTATTAGGCTCTTCCAATAACCATTCTTTCATCTCCCCCCACATTTCTGAGCGTTTATTTTTATATCTTTTTTCATTGAGAGCTCCACCTCCAAAATTGACACCAACCACAATTTTTTCATGCCCTAACTCATGTAATCTATCTACAACACCTGATCCGCCACCCAAATCAATAAAGACTTTAACAGGTTTTTCTTCTACTATTATTCGATGAATTATTCCTGCCATTTCCATGTTATCTTTTTTGATATAGCTTTTTAAACCATATGCAACCCTTCCTTGTCTTCTAATAATAGATGACCTATCATCTCCAAATCGTGCTATATCTACTCCAATTACCAAGCTACCATATTTTTCAAAATCTGGGGTCTTCCTGGATCGCATTACAATATCTGGCGGAATAAATGTATCTTCTCCAGTCATTTGAAATGCTTCCGAGGCATTGCAAGGATATTCTTGTTTAAAAGATTTCGCTCCATCTTGTCCAGCCACTGATAAATCGATTATCTTTGCTCTACGCCATGTGATTTGTTCTTTGGTTAATCCATACAATAATTGCAACTCAGTTTCTTCTGGCGTGCAGATAAAATCACTTGGCACGTTTCTTGCATACTCGTCTTGCCAAAACCATGGCACGAAGATTGCAATAAAATCTGAAAGTCCAGCTTCAGCCTTTTGCCACATCTCATGAAAGTAATTACCTACACCATTAGCAGTAGATTCAAGGATAACTTCAGTATTTTCGACATCCGGAATAGCCTGCATTATTCCTTTTGCATGTTCATCTGCATTAGACCAGAATCCGACCTCTGAACCATGGAATAACTGGATAGTTGATGAACGACCCACGGATTTATTGTCAGCCGTACCAATCTTATAACCACTCTCTAACTTTCCGAATATCAATTCTTTGGCATTGCTAGTAGATATTTCAGGCCGGACTAGTTGGGGACAATGCTCATGATAACGATGAGCCATTTTATATAAGTTCTGTGTTGCATCTAGTGCATGAGTCAATATGAATGCTTGGCAGCCGAATCTATGAGTGGTTTGATGATATAATCTTCCGCCAATCAAAGTTGAGCACCCTTGCTGCCTACCTTTTAAAATCAAGGCACGAACTTTTCCTGTCAATCGCTTCTGTTCTTCAAGTTTAAAGTGAATATATTGCTGGGCTTTATTAAGATGAAATGGCTCGATAGAACCACTTTTGGTGCGGATTTTTAGACACTTCAGCGCATAATGCACAAAGTCATCTTTTAACTGACGACGTATTTCTAATTCATTAAGTTCCATTTAATCCTATTTCTTAGGACTCATCCCGTCCCTAAGCAGTCCATTTATATACCTAATTTAACTCTAATATAATAAAATTTACTTTTAATCTTTTCTTTGATTAATGGAAAAATATCAACTCTTTTTATAATATTAAAATAATGATATCTAAAATATTGATCCAGCCTTGGTTTTAAAGAACTTTCAAGTTTATTAATTAAACCTTCTGGATTATAAATTACATTAAATTCTTCAAACTTATGAACTGACTCACTAATGTTTATAAGTATTGTTGTTCTTAAAAAAGAGGGTGGATTAGTCTTTGGAGGAGAATAGTCAAAAACAATTTCAATTGGTTTTTTATCTAAACTCATTTAGCCATTTCCCTTTATATTATTATAATATTTATACTCATTCGGAATATCATGAATTACTTGCTCAGGATCAACATTTATATCCCCATCGCATTGATACGCATGATCAAAAATAAATTTTCCTAAAGGTAAAATAGATTCATCCCAAATAGAGCTTTCTTTTCCAGTAAAGCAATAAGCTTTGCATTTATGACACACCAAATACAATTCTGTTCCCATTATTTAGCCATTTCCCTAAGCATTTCTTCATGAGTTTTAACCGTCACATTATGATTAGCTTCAGTCTTTCGATTCCAACCACAGATATTCATCATCATAAGATTATAGATTTTTGCGTTGAAATTTTTGTTCTCAATATTTTCTACGCCAAGATTTTTCCAGTGTTGCTCTCTAAGCTTCTCAGCATCTTTAACAGCTCGACCAAAATCTGGGTGATGGGTTTGCCAACGATAATAAGTGTCGTCACTTATGTCTAATGCAAGGCAAATCTCTCCAACAAGTTTGCCTTCTTTGGACATTTTTTTAACGGTCTCGCAATATTC